TCCGCCGTTGGTCGCGCCGCCGCCGCCGCCGAAAGCGGACATGAGGGAGCCGAGAGACGTGGTTCCTCCGTCGCCTCCGGGCGCTCCGCTCGCCCCGCCCGCTCCGATCGTGGCGGTTTCGGACGCTCCCAGGTCGGACCCTGAAAACAGCCCACGATTGAAACCGCCGCCGCCGCCGCCTTCCGAGCTGTTGCTTCCGCCGCCGCCGCCGCCCCACATCTCGACAATCACCAGGCCGTCAGCCGGGAACCCCGCCGGCTTGCTCAGCGATCCGGACGTGTTGATGACATCGACCTGGATGAATGCCCCTGAATTCGCCACATCCGGCGTCCGGCTGATCCTGAGCAGCCGGACGCCGTCGAACATGAGCTTGTAGGTGGTGCCGGAGACTATCGCGCCGGCGGCCAGCGCCGCCCCCGCCGCATCCGTAATGGCGACCGCCGCCTCCGACCCGACGACCATCGTCATCGCGTTCTGGTTCGTCGCCGCCGCCGTGAACCAGAACGCCATGCCCGCGACCAGGCCGGCGTCGAGCGCCGGGTCGACGACGGCGGTCACCGCGTCCGCCGTCCCGCCGATGCCGGTCAGCCTCAGCGCCGAGGCGTTGTAGAACACGCCGATGTGATTGGCGACGTTGGTCATGTAGGCGGTGCCGGCCGGGCCGCTCCCGCCGGTGAAGGTCGTTCTCGTGGCCATCAGGCGGCGCTCCAGAGTTCAGGCGCTTCGTCAACCAGCGTCATCTTGGCCGTGAAGTCGTCGGACGGCTCCATCAGCGTCACCACCATGCGGCGGAATTCCTGGCCGAACAGGCCGGTGACGGCGAGGCAGCCGACATCGATCTGCGATATCGTCGCCGGGTCGAACGGCCCGCCCGCCGTCGTGTCGTCGGCGACCGGCGTGGCGAAGGTCAGCACGTTGGTCTCTCCGGTCGCGTTCGACAGCAGATGCACGCTGGTCTCGCCGTTGGTGCGCCGGATCGCCACGCCGGACGCGCGGCCGACCGTGTCCATGTCGGCCACCGCGTCCATGTCGGTCACGCCGTCCATGTCCGGCTCGTCCCAGGTCGGGACCTCGGAATCCAGCGTAATGCCGGTCACGTTGCCGCCGCTCTTTTCGACCGAGAAGACCCGTCCGAACCCGGCCTGCGTTTCCAGCACGTCATGCAGCACGCCGACCAGCGACCCGCGGCGGGCGACGATGGATTCATACGGCACGGTCAGGCTGTAGATCGTCGACCGCAATTCGGCCTGCGCCAGGTCGAACGCGGCCCGCCGCTGGAGCTTGTCGATCGCCGTCAGCCCCTCGTAGCTCACCTGTTCCAGGCGCGGCCCGGCGACGCCGGGGCGAAACACGATCAGCTGCGCCGGGGTGAAATCGATCTCCGCGTCCTGGAAGTTGATGCGGAACCCGTCCGGCAGCCGGCTGAACGCCTTCGACCACTTGAAGTCCCGGCTGTTGCGTGGGCTAAACACCTGCACCGGCCCGTCCGCCGATCGATCCAGATCGCGGATGACACCCCAGATTTCCGACTGGTAGGGCCGGGCGAAACCGCAGCCCCCGATGATGGTGAGGACGTCGGCGATCCGGTCTCCCTCGGCGATGTAATCGCAGCTGTAGTCCAGCGTGATGCTGGCGGCGCGCCAGTCCACCAGGCTGGCATCGTCGATCAGCGCCGGGGGCAACGGGTCGAGATTGAGCGCCCCCATCAGCACGTCGCGGAAATGCGGCGCCGGGTTGGAGGTGATCGCCCAGGTGTTCCAGCCGGAGCCATCCCAGTCGCGGACATAGCCGGACGCCACGGTCGAGAGCCGCTCGATGCGGCGATTGCGCGCCCGGACGGCGATATAGGCGAATTCTCCGGTGACGACCGGAGCCGCGGCCCAGAGCGAAATCGTGCGCAGCAGGGTGCAGGAATCCACCACGTTCTCGCGGCTCTCCGGTATCAGGGAGTTAGAGCCATCGGCGCGCCAGAAGAAGAAGTCATGAACCGCGTCGGTCGTGCCATCATCATAGAAATACGTCGCAACCGTGTAGTTCGAGGTCAAAAACGCCGCGCCACGCATGATCTCGATCTGGTAGATTCCGGGGGTGAACACGCCTGTGTCGAGGAACACGTTCGCGCCTTCCGCCGTCAGGGTGACGTTGCGGACATTGGTGGTGCCCGTGGTGTTCTGGTCGAGCCAGTCGCCTCCGGCCCCGGCGGAAAAGTAGCCATCCGCCGCCCAGTCATCGGTGGACGGCATGATCGTGGTTTGTCCGGGCGCCAGTTTTCGGGCCTCGACGAAGGCGCCGGACGACGGCACGTTCGGGATGACGGTGTTTTCTCCGTCCTGGAATATCAGCCGGATCGTCGCCCGCTCCGGCCGCAGGGTGGCGCCCTCGTAATGCAGCTCGGGCAGATTGATCCACGAGACATCGCCGAGGCGGCGGAGTCTGAGCCGGAACGGCACCCGCATCGGCTTCGTCGCCACCGCGTCGAGCTTGCCCAACCCCTGCCCGAACACCAGATGGATCAATACCTGATCCGGCGCCGCGTTCGACGACACCCCATGGAAGCCGGGAAGGCTCGCCGGGCTGTTGTCGACCAGCGCGTCCTGATCGTCCGTCTTCACGTCGTGCTGCGACATTTCCAGCTGGATCGGCGTGGTGCGGGTCTGCTGGCGGACGATGTTCAGTGCCGGATCGCCCGGCCAGCCCTCGCGGAGTTCGAATTCCAGATCCTCGGCCTCGTCTATCGGGTTGCCGTCGATGCGGATGTCACTCAGATCGTGCGGCCCGGCGAGCGTGTAGATCACCTCGACCCATTCGTCCTGTCCCTCGAAATAGACATAGGGTTCCGCCGCCAGCGGCGGGAATATCTTGCGCGAGCCGACCACGCGCGGGATCGGCCCGTTCGGCTCCAGGATGTTGCCCTGGGCGCTGGCGCTGCCGCGCGCGTCGCGATTGAACTCGCCCTGCTGCCCGAGTTTCGGCCTCACCGGCGGCGGCGCCAGCGCGCGCAGCAGCAGGCCGCCGACGATGGACACAGCCGCGCTCAGGGCGACGGCGCCGACCGAGCCGGCGCCGAGGCTGGCTGAGATCGACAGCGCGCCCGCCGGCCCGAGAACCCCGCCCGATATCGCGGTGGCGGCGATCGCGATCACCAGCGCGCCGACGATCGCCAGCCCGGACTTGCCGCCGCCGCCGCCGCCGCGTATCCGCGCGTGGAAGGTGACGGCAACGGGGCGCCCCGCGCGCCGCGCCTTTGGCTTCGTCAGCCGCCAGGCCGCGCGCGGAATGATCGCGCCGTCGATCCGGATTTCTCCGTCCAGGGCGAAGCCCCGGGGCAGCCCCGGCATGCGTTCTGCCATCTCATCGAGCCGCAGTCCGGCCGGAAACCGGGCCGACCGCGGCGAGCCGAGCGCGAACGGATCGCGATAGAGCGCCGTCACGTACTCTCGCATGCCGCCTCCCTCGATCGTCTGAATCCCGCGATGCGGTGCTTGATCGTGTAGTGATCCATCGGCACCACCGCCGACGCGATGTCGCGCTCGGTGTGCAGCATCCGCGTCCCGTCGATCGCCACGCCGACATGCCCGGTCCACGCCCGGTCGTAGAGCCGCAGCAGCACCACGTCGAACGCGCGCGGCGCTTCCACCGGCGCCCACTGCTCCTGCCCGGCGTCGATGGCGCGGGCGATCCTGATCAGCTCCGCCGCCGATATTTCGCCATAGCTGGGGAGGCTCACGCCGAGCCTCTCCGCATAGATCAGCCGGACGAGGCCCCAGCAATCCACACCGGATATGTCCCGGCCGCCATCGACGAACGGGATTCCGACATACTTCGCCCACCAGATCACCGGAACAGCCCCGGGAAGAATTCCTGCGTCGCCATCCGGCCCGGCCAGAGCTCGCGCGCGTAATCCCGCGCCTGCAACCGCCCGGTGACGAACAGCGCGTCGGCGTCGACCGCGGTCAGCAGCAGCTCGTCCGCCACGTAGGTTCGCGCCGCCGTCCCGATCTCCGCGCGCGGGTCGACCGTCTGATCGAATTCCGAGCCGGAAATCACTTCCAGCCTGATCTTCGGCGGCGTGTCGAGCGAGCGCAGCGCCTCGCCGATCCGGCGGTCGGCGTTCTGGATCCTGAGCTGCGCGAAGGGCGCGTCCTCCGTGTCGGTCAGGATCGAGATGTCGAACTGGAAGCCCGTGAACACCGCGCCGCCGAGCGTGTGATCCACGGGGTCCGACACCACCCGAATCGGATCGGTCAGCGTCTTGTGGGTGACGGTCAGGAACACGACCAGGTTGTCGGCGGATTCCTCCCGGTCGGCCTCGCGCCTGGCGCCCGCCGGGATCGTGCGCTCGATCACCATCAGGCGGCCGGCATCCGGTTGACGCGGCAGGTCAGATCGAATTTACCGCTTTCGCGCGACCAGGCGATGCTGTACTCGCGCAGCCGCCATTCACGGGTCTCCCCGCTGACCGGATCGTCCCACGAATAGCGCAGGGTGCCCGAGACCAGCGTATCGTCATGGAACGTCTCGAACTCCGCCACCTGCGCCTTTGTCAGCGGCGGAAACCTGGCCTCGTATTCGTGCACGACGGCGCTGCCCCGGCGCCGCTCGATGGCTGGACCGGCGTCGGGTTGAAACGACACCCTGTTGTCGCGCGGCCGCCATGACCAGCCGCTGATCAGCGGTTTTTGTGGCAGCCCGGGGGGCCAGGTCGGAATCGTCATGTCCTATCTCACCAGCCTCTGCGGGGCGAGACCGAAGCGGCTGCCCATCTGCCTGTCGATCTGGCCGCTCGCGGTCGCCTTCTGCATTTCCTCGACGATAAACCGGCGCACGTCCTCGCCGCTCGGCCCCCTGGCGCGCTCCTCGCGGACCTGCGCCGAGGTATTGTTGATGATCTGCACCGTGACGCCGCCGCCGGCGACGCCGAGCCTGCCGTCGCGTCCGCGCGACAGTGGCAGGATCGCCTCCGGCCCGGCCTCGCCCATCAGGCCGGCGCCGCGCGCCATCGGGAACACGGTCGGCCTCGACACCACGCCGCCCCGCGCGAAGGGCACCAGGTTTCCGCGCTCGAAGACGTTGCCCTTGGCGGACGGCGACCCCGGGACGATGGCCGGCGGCAGTCCGCCGCCGGGGACAAGCGCCGAGCCGCCGAGGGACGCCGCCGCGCCGAACAGCTGGCCCAACAGGCTGCCCTTCCCGCGCGTGGCCAGATCCTGACCAAGGATGTTGGCGAGCGCGACCGCGACGTTCCTCAGCGCGTCGGTGAAGCTGTCGGCCTGCTGGATCGCGCCGGAGATGGCGTCGCCGATGCGCTCGATCGCCTGCCGGTGCGCTTCAGCCGCGCGCTCGGCTTCCTGCTGGCGCTCGGCCTCGGTTTCAAGAACGTCATTGAGCACCGCCAGCGCCACGGCTTCGTCGCGGTATTTCTGCGCCAGGGCCTCGACCTGGGCGATCTCCTCCGGCGTCGCGGCGATGCCCTTGGCCTGGATTTCGCCGAGGAACTGCTTGACGATGCGCTGGCGCTCGAATTCGGCGGTGAGCTGTGCCTGCTTGGTCCGGCTCAACCCGGCAAGCTGCTGATCCTCGCGCACCAGCTCGATGCGCTCGCGCAGATCGTCGATGAAGCGGGCGGCCTCATCCCGCTCCTGGGTGCGGGCGGCCCCGCGCCTTGCCGCCGAACCATCCTCGAATGCCGGTTCATTGTTCTGGAGGTTGATCGGGTTTCCGGCGGTTCCGAGGCGGGGCCTGGGCTTGGGAACCCGGCGGGCCAGTTCCTGCGCAAAGCCGGCAGGACCTTCTGTCGGGTCCGTGAAGTCCGCCGGGAGCTGCAGCAGTTTGATCCTGACCTCGACCTCGCGGCCATGCAGGAAGTCAAGCCGCTCCTTGACCTCCTGAAGTTCCGTCTGAAGTTGTTCGACCTGCCCGATTGCGCGATCCGCGAACCCGAGCCCGGAGCGACCGAACTTGACTTCGGCTTCGATCAGCTCGACGGCTTCGAGCCGCGCCGCATCGATCGCGGCCTCGAGGTCCATGGCCTGCTGTTCGACCCGGGCGACTTCCGCGACGATCCCGTCGAGTTGAACCTGATCGGTGAAAGTGATCCGGTCGGTGAGGAAGTCGAGGGCATTGCTCCCCGCTTCGACGGCCTTCACGATCTCGTCGGTATTGCCGATCGACGCCAGGAACCGCTCCCACGCGGTTTCCATTTTCTGCGTCGCGCGGCCGAACGTCAGCGGGAGCTTGTCGAAGGCGGCGCGGATTTCGTCGGTGGCGTTCAGCAGCGCCCGGAGCATCACCTCCGCCGTGATCTCGCCATCCGCCGCGAGTTGCCGCATTTCGCCGGGAAGCCTTTTCAGTTCCTTCGCGATTGTCCTGATCACCAGCGGCATCGCCTCGTTGACCGCCTTGAACTCGTCGCCCGCCAGGCGGCCAGCACCGAAGCCCTGCGCGATCTGCAACAGACCGGAACTCATTTCATTGGTGGTCGCGCCGCCGATCTGCCCGAGCTTGATCAGGTTTTCGGTGAACTGCTGCAACTGCTCGTCCGTCGCGCCGATGGACTCGTTGACGGCGGTGAACTTCGCGAGCGCCTGCCCGACCGCATCGACCGGCGCAATGGCCCGCGTGGAAATGTCGAAAACCGCCTGCATCATCTGACCGGCCCGCTCGGCGGATCCGGTCAGGGCCTCGAAGCGCCCGGTCAGCAGCTTTGTCCGGTCCGACGCACTGACCAGATCGTTGAACCCCTTGCGGGCCAGCGCCAATACGGCGGTAATGCTGACAATTCGCGCGGCCAGACCAACGCCGAATCGCTTCCCGACGCCTTGCAGCCTCTCGTCCAGCCTGCTCCCCCGATCTTCCATCTTCCTGGCGGCGATGGCCAGGGAACGCTCGGCACTCTTCATGCCGCGCTGGAAGTCCGCGATGGACGCACTGAGCCTGACACTGAGGGCGCCGACTTCCTCAACCATGATACTCTCCCTTGTCAGTCAGGATAGCGCGCCAGCAAGTCGTCGAGATCGTCCAGCGTCGGGCGCACGGTTTCGTCGGGATCAACGCCCTGACCCTTCATCCAGCCGCGATAGCACGCCCGGAAGTCGGCCATGCCGGACCTGCGCGTCTGGTCCGGGTGCCAGCCCATCATGCCGCCGATCTCAAGGTAGTTGCCTATCCGGAAGGGCTCTTCGTCGCTTCCGGCTCCGGCTCCGCGTCGTTTTTTTTTGCGCCGTCCTCGTCCGGAACAAGCCCGGCGATCACCGCGGCATGGGCGAATTGCGCGCAGGCCAGCAGCCCGTGCGCGGCGATGGCTTCCGACGCGGCCAAGCCGGACTTGCCGTGCTTCAGCGCGATCCCGAACGCATCGACGGCCTGCGCGAGAGTCCAGGTACCCTCGCGCAGCGCCCGTTCCAGCGTCAGCGGCTTGTCATGGCCGGCCCGGGCCAGTTCTTCCCAGGCCCCCAATGGCACGGCGAGCGCGATTCGCCGCCCGCAGATGTCAAGGGTGACTTCGCAGGTCATCAAGGCTCCGGCGTGAAGGCCGGCGCGCCGTTGCTCTGGATCGTGAGGTCGAATTCGATGGCCCCGTCATGCTGCGCCGTGATGTTGAACGCCGTGACCACCAGCGCGCCCTGGAACGTGCCGAAGATCGGAATGACGGTCTGGTAGTTGGTCGCGACGCCGGTCAGGAAGTCGTCCATCACCGCCTGCACCGACGCCTTGTTCGAGGTCTTCGAGATGCCGCTTGCGGAGATCTCGAACGAATGCACGCCGACCTCGCTCACCGTCCACAGGATGTTGTTGCCGTCGACGTCATCGTCCGTGGTCACGTCGATGGGGTTGCCGTTCATGGTCAGCGTCTTGCCGCGCAGCGCGCCGACAGTGGTAAAGACTTCGGTCGGCGTGGCACCGTCGCCGCGCTTCAGCAGAAAGGTGAAACCAGCGGACATTTCAGGTCTCCTTCAAGGTCAGGGTGATTAGCTGTGGGTCAGGAACCGGAAGCGCTGCACGCCGTGCGTTGTCACGCCGTCGTCTTCCGGCAGGATCGTGCTGAAGTCGTGCAGCGCGAGGCAGGAGACCTGCGTATCCAGCGACAGGTCGGAGCGGTGTACGGCCGCGTTGATCGCCGTCATGATTTGCGCCGCCTCGACCCGTCCTGGCTTACGCGACCAGGTGTCGATCTGAAGCGAGGCGTCCCAGCCGAGTCCGGTATCGGTATCCCACGAGAGCCCCTTGGATGGCCCGAACGACACGTAGGGATAGGCCGGGTCCTGTGGCGGCGTGTCGTAGACGCGGGCGCCGACGATGGCCGCGAGCGTCGCGTCGGCCTTCAGGAGGGCGACGAGGGTCTTTTGCAGCTCGAGCGTGCTGTCCATGTCATGCGGCCCGGCGCAGCTTCGCAAGCGCCCTGATCCCGGCGTTGAGTTCCCGCGCGATGCGGGCGCGCACGCGGCGGCGCAGGAAGTTGTAGGCCGGGAACAGGAACGGCCTGGCGGCGGTGCCGGGATGCGTGTCCCTCGCCACCTTCGTTCGGCGCCCGGAGGCTTGCGTGAATTTCTGGCCCTTCACCCGGGGCGACGTGCCGAACTCGACGAAGGCGCCATACCAGCCGGGCGAGCCGCGCTTGGCCGGATAGACACCGATGAAGCGCTGCACACCCCGGGCCGCATCGCTGCCGGTCCCGACACTCAGCGCGCCGACGATGCCCGTCGCGTTGAACCCCTCCAGGTTGTCCCGGATCTCGATGGCGTCGCGCAGTTCGCCGGTCGACTGCGGAACCAGCGTCCTGGCGAGCGCCTGGATTTCCGCCGCGCCGGTGTTGAGCGCATTGGTGATGCGCCCGATGGCCATGGGCGACAGGTCCCGGAACACCTTGCGCACTTCCTCAAGGCCCTCGATCCGCACAACGCGCCGTCCCTTGAAACTGACCACGTTTTTTGCCATCAGTTCGCGACCTCCCGCTCAACCGTCAGCTCGAGCCGCTGATTGCGTTGATCCGGATTGGCGATGCTCCGGATGTTCCACCGCACCCCGTCGATCACGGCGCTGTCGGCCTCGGTGAGCAGGCGCGTCAGGCTGGAAGACCGGACGGTAAGCATCGCCGCCATGGGCGCCTGCAATGCGCCGGCCTGGATACGCTCGCGGCCCGTGCTCTCCCGGAGCCCACCGGCGACGGTGAACAGCGCCGTCCAGCCGCCAGCCGAGACGTTGCCATAGGCGTCGGCGGTGGAGTCGCGCCGCGCGAACGCGACGCGCTTGTTGAGGCGTCCGGCCCGGAGCATGTTACAGCGTGACGCCCGGGATCTGGATCGCGACCTTGAGAACCGTGGTCGATCTGGCGATGCCGATCACCACCACGTCATCGCCGGACAGAACGTCGGCCAGCGGCGCGATGCCGCCGGCGCTGGGCGAAAGGTAGTAGACCGTCCCCGCCGTCAGGACCGCGTTCACCGTCAGGTCGCCCGCCGTGATGATATCGATCGGCTGACCGTCCGACGCGCCGTTGAGCGCGATGCCCGCGGGCTGGCGCACGGCGGCGGTGGCATGGTCGGCGTCGGCGAGCGCATAGCGACCGGTCGCGGCGACCTTGTAGACCACCTGCCCGGCGGTCACGGTGGCGCCGGCGGTGCCGGAAGCCTTGGTGGCGTTCGCCCCTGCCAGAACGGCGGAGGCGGTAATTGCGAGGTCGGCCATGGGTTATCTCCTGTGTCTGGTCATCTGTGGTCGCACCGGATGCTGATCGATTGCTGCCCTGTCTCCCCGAGCGTGCTGAGCATGTCGCAGGTCAGCAGGTATTGCTGGCCACGGGTCAGTCCCGATACCCGGGCGCTGGACAGGGGATTGGTCTCGCCGAGATCGGTGACGGTCACTCCGGCCGAAGGCGTGATCGACCAGGTCGCCGAGGCGATGGTGTCGGCGCTCGCCAGCCATTCGGTCCAGTCGATCGACCAGGTCAGCGCCTCGCCGGGGGTTTGCAGCACATGGGGCATCAGTGCCTCGCGATGAAGGTCCGGGTCATGGCAACAGCGGCGGCGCCAGGGCGCCGCGCGATCAGGGTGCGGGCCGGATCGGCGAAGAAGATCAGGTCGAGCGCGATGTCGATCTCCGGGCCGCTCAGCGTGTAGGCGCCCGCATCCAGGGCAACCGACACGCTGCGCGTGATCGTGATGTCGTACCCGTTCAGCGTGTACGTGCCGGCCGCCAGCACCACAGGGATCGTGCGCAGGATGCCTAGATCCGCCCCGGTCAGCGCGTAGGACCCGGCGTCGAGCGCCATGACGCGGTCGGCCAGGACCGCGATGTTCGGCCCGGTCTGCGTGTAGCTGCCGGCTGCGAGATCGACCTGGCGGTCAATCAGGACCGCGATGTCTGGCCCGGTCAGCGCGTAGCTGCCGGTCTCCAGATTGACCTGACCAGCGACCAGGATCTGCACGTCCGGCCCGGTCAGCGCGTAGGACCCGGCGTCGAGCGCCATGAGTCGGTCGGCCAGGACCGCGAGATCCGCCCCGGTCAGCGTGTACGACCCGGCGTCGAGCGCCATGACGCGGTCGGCCAGGACCGCGATGTCCGGGCCGCTCAGCGCATAGGACCCGGCGTCGAGCGCGACCAGGACCTCCTCGGTGATCGTCAGCGCCGGGCCGCTCAGCGTGTAGGTGCCCGCGTCCAGGGCGACCGGAATCGTGCGCAGGATGCCGAGATCCGCCCCGGTCAGCGTGTACGACCCGGCGTCCAGATCGACCGGGATGACGATGTCGACGGCGACGTCCGGCCCGGTCAGCGCGTAGGACCCGGAATCGAGCACCACAGGGATCGTGCGCAGGATGCCGAGATCCGCCCCGGTCAGCGTGTACGACCCGGCGTCGAGCGCCATGACGCGGTCGGCCAGGACCGCGATGTCCGGGCCGCTCAGCGCATAGGACCCGGCGTCGAGCGCGACCAGGACCTCCTCGGTGATCGTCAGCGCCGGGCCGCTCAGCGTGTAGGTGCCCGCGTCCAGGGCGACCGGAATCGTGCGCAGGATGCCGAGATCCGCCCCGGTCAGCGTGTACGACCCGGCGTCCAGATCGACCGGGATCGACTGCGCCCCGGCGCCGACGATGGTGGTGAAGTCGGCCCGGATGACGAGCACAGGCTCCCGGACCGGCACGACATAGACAGGTTCCCATGCCAGGTCGTCGGCGGCAGCGGCAGCGGCTGGGCGCACCGCGATGGTGTTGACGATTGTGTCGGAAAGCGCACTGACGGTGAAATTGCCAGGATTGTCGCCACCGCTGGCAAACTCGCGCCAGGCGAGAAAGGCCGTGCACTTGGAGCCCGCAGACCCTCCTCCGCCCGACAGGCTGGTAATCTGCCCGCCGGTATAACCTGTCGGCCAGGCTGTGACGGTCCGGTCGGCGCGGGAAGCGGACAGCAGGACCATATACCGGGTGTCGCCAAGCCCCCAGGACACTATCAATCCCGGCGGGTCAGGCGTGGTTGTATTGATCGTGGGCACTGCCGTTTCAGCCTCCGGCAAGGTAGTCCCGTGCCAATCGGCCGCATTTGTGCGCAAGGACACATGCGCGCTTTTTGCCGACGAGCCTATCGTTATTGTGACAGAGGCCCCCTCGCTACCTGATGCGATCTTGGCAAAATAGGCGCATAGGTGCGAGTCTTCAATGTTTTCTACGGCGCTATAGATCAGCGTCCAGCCGGGTGGAGTGTCTATAGTGTTGAAACTTGGCACAACAAAGAACACTTCCAGCAGATCGCCCGCGCTTATGGAAGCCGGAAGCGCGACTGTGTGCGAAGTGGTGGCGGTGCTTGAGGACGAAGTGTTTGTGGCTGCCGGAGAAGGAAACGCCATTACCGCATCCTCCACCGGCCGGTGTGGCCCGCCCTGGCCCGCGCGCCCGGACTGCTGCCACC